AGATGTTATACTGGGGGTGCGACGGCATCCCCTTTTTTATGAAAAAATATTTTATAAACTTCATAACGAATCCAGGAACGCTGACCTCCCTCACACTATTGGGGGTGATAGCACTGATAGGGGCACTGCATAACCATGCTCACTATACAATGGATAGAGATGCAGATGCTTATGTGAGACAGTGGTGTAGGTCATCACCAGAAAACAAAAATACCTGTATCAGATATGGTACTGACTCAGACTATTGACAGATCTTTAAATTTACTATATAATATGTAAAGATTTATAACGAAGTGTAACATGACTGTAACAACCAATGATCGCGGACAACAGAATCTGTTCGCTAAAGAACCCCAGATGTATGTCTCTCAGATTGATGCTGAGCGTTATGGATATGAGACCTATGCAGAAAGGGCAGAGAAATTGAATGGACGCACTGCTATGGTTGGATTTGTTGCTGCTGTTGTCTCTTATGCTTTCAGTGGTAGCGTATTTTTCTTTGGTGCCTTCGGATTCTGACAACTGACAATTTTCTGCTATAATAGTAGATAGATATTTCAGATATCAAACACTAAATGACAAATCCTAATGCTCTCTATGATGACATGGAGAGATTGAATGCCCTTTACGAAGAACTTTGTTGGAATCATGATGATGAATTAGTATTTCAAATAGAATATCTGACAGGTAAAGGTAGAATTATTATCAAAAACAAAACACAGGAGTAAAACAAATGAACGAAAACGCAGAACGTATTAATGGTTGGGCCGCAATGATCGGTGTTATTGCAGCAATGGGAGCATATGGATTAACAGGACAAATTATTCCGGGAGTATGGTAAATGTTAGTATTCGCATCAGGTTTGATGATTCTTTTTGTTATTAATGCAATCTTATCTGATATTGATGTTGATGATGACAATGACGGACCAGGTGGTGGATTAATGCAACCAGTTTATTCACCGTCTTCTTCTGCTTGACAAACTAAATAAATTACGGTATATTACAGGAGCATCGATGCTCCTTTTTTAATGACATGATTTTAGAAACAATCCTAGCACTAACACCCCTCGATTATGATCACTTAGCAAGAGCGATTCAAGTTGAAGCGGCTGTAAATACTTTTGATGAGTACTGTGTTGCAGTATCAATTATCAATCGAGTTAGGTCTCCTTACTTTCCCAACACTGTTGCTGACGTAGTTTATGCTCCTGGTCAATATCAAGGATTTGATTACAAGAGACCTGTTGCCAACATAAATTTGGTTAACGAATTACAATCAAATAAAGGAAAAGAAAATCTTTTAAAAGCATATAGCATTATTGGAGATAGGACTGACTTTAAAGGACAGAGTATGCTACCATATCGCGTGGTAGCAGAAGACCCAATGTGTGATCCAAAAGGCAACTTCTTTCATTACCACTGGCAATCATGACATATCCAGCACCAATTATTGCACCTTATGATGAATGGTTTAGTGAACCAATTTTAACGGAAACACAAATGGAGCATGAGAAATTGATGAAAAAATTTAGCGATGATATTGTTGTAAATATGGATGGTGGTATTGGAGGTTCCTGGGAAGTTAAATCTGAACCTGAGAACATCCATGAAGTGATGTATGATATAGCAACCAAGTGTGGAAAGACTACATTACATTTAAACCCTATTGGTGGATCGGAGAATATTCATGGTTGATGATTGGAGATATAGTAAAGAAAAACTTAAACTCAGAGAAAAATCTCTTCTTATTCTTTTGAGTAGATATGGTGTTGATCTTGACAACGAAAGAAAATCAAAGTATAGTAATCAATCTATATATGAGTGTGCCCATGACTGGGTGTCCCAAGGTAATGTAAATTGTAATGGCATTACCAAATACTACGAGGCTTATTATGCAAAAAGTAATTAATATTTTAGCAGTCCTATCATTTATAGGAACTGCAGGTATCGTCGGTGGCGGTACTGCACTATATCTTAATAAAGATTCTATTATTGAGAACGCAAAGAATAAAATCACAGCAGCAGCATCAGAAGCAATTGCTGGTGCTCTACCTGGAATGCCGGAACTTCCTAGTGCCACTGGTGGTGTTGTTGGTGGCGCTGCTAGTGGTGTATCTGTTCCCCCCATACCTTCCACAACTGGTCCCGCTCTTCCTTTCTGATTATGAAAAAAATTATTTTTAGTTTATTGGCATCCGCAGCATTAGTTGCTCCTGTCTCTGCAGATCCACTTAAAGAAAGTGAATATAATACCATGCACTCTATGGGATGTATGCTTCTTGGTGAATGTGCTGATGATGTGGTGAAAGTATACTCTATGCTTGACATCTCATCGCAGTATGATAACACTGAAGAATTTACTAGTGTCACCGGTGAGTTTCATAACATGCTTCACTCCTTGAATGAGATTGGAGTGAATGTATTCCTTTCTGACGAGAAGTATTTTCCGAAAGGACATCGTGGTGTGTATCATACTGTCTCTAATAACTTCTTTCTAAACAAGAACTTCATGGGCGATCCTGGTACACTCATGATGGTTATGCGTCATGAAGGATGGCACGCTGCACAAGATTGTATGGCAGGGACTATTGATAATAGTTTGATTGCTATTATCAAACCAGAGGATGAAGTTCCCATGATCTGGCGTGTGATGGCAGAGCGCACATATCCTGAGTTTGCTGTACCATGGGAAGCAGAAGCAGGTTGGGCAGGTAGAACTGAGAATATGACAATGAATGCTCTTGCTGCTTGTGCTGGTGGTAATATGTGGGAAATATACCCTCCCACTCCACTGACTAGAGAGTATCTAGTCAAAGAAGGATATATTTCTAAATAGAGATAAGTTGCTCTATATGGAATGCCAGAAGAAGTAAAAAAGGAAGAACCTAAGAAGAAAGGTATTCTGGGTAAATTAAAGGAAGCAGCAGATGACAAAGAAGAACAGCTTGCTATTCTGTCTACTTTTGTTAGACTTGGCATCCTTGTTTGGAGCGGTGGAATACTCACGCTCGCTTATATTAAACTTCCTCCCGCACTCGGTATTCCAGAGCAAAAACTAGATCCGACTTTTATAGCCAGCGTCTTCACCGGAGTTTTGGCTACGTTCGGAGTTCAGGCAGCAAAGAAAGCAGGAGAATCTAGTAATGGTGGTGGTGGCATTACCAAAGCAGATATGGAAAGATTGATTGCTGCTGCAGCACAAACTGCACCTGCTCAAACTATTCGTGTGGAGCAAGCACCAATTAAGTTTATCACTAATGATGGCGAACCACCTGTAAAACCTACCGTGTAATCTTATGAACTTCTTTAAATGGACTGCATTAGGAGTTGGTGGTGTTGTTGCCGTAGCACATATTGGTGTTCTAGGGCACATCATCCAAGCAACAAAAACACCAGAAGTTCCAATTATTAATTTACCTAGAGGAGATTACTCTTCTTATAAGATCAAAGCAGGTAAAGAAGGTTATAGTATAGAATATAAAGCAAACGACCCTGCTATTCTTAATTCTGAGAGATCACTTGATTTAGATAAGAATAAGAAAGGATTCTTTGGTGGTAATAGTAGTGAGAAGAGAACTGAATATAGACGTGATGAATATACAATGGATGGCACTCGTAACACAGGAGGTGCTATAGACGACGAGGGAAAGTCTGCAAAAGACATAGAGTGTATCGTGGCGGACGCTGGAGCACGGTCTCAAGGTGCAATGGCAGGAACTAGTATTGCTGCTGGCATTGGTGTTCCTGCTGTGATCGGTATTCCATATGTTGGATGGTTAGCAGCTGGTTGGGTGTCATTATTGGGTGGTAAAGTAGGTTCTACTGTTGGTTCTACTGTTGGTTCAGTCTTTAACGATTGCTAATGAAATTTGATTTAACAATAGATGATTATACAATCATCCTAAACGCATTACACTACTATAAGAAAGTTGATAAGCGAGGAAATTTTCAGCAATATGATGATGAGCGTATTAATAAGTTGAGAGATAAAATGGCATATCAATTAGTTCCTTCTGCAGGGAGTGAAAATAGATTGTGAATTTATTGTTACGTCCACTTGATAATCCGGCTGATCCTGTATGGTCAGTAATCATTCTAGTAATTATTGCTGTTGGGTTGGCACTAGGTTATGTTATATACATACTAAGAGAATCGTTTGAGGAATTAGCAGATGGGTGCTATGACACCACCGAGCAGGAAGAGCTGCTACAACTTCCGAGTAGTGGAGGTAAATCGTGTCCTTGATGGTGACACCATAGACGTAACTATCGACCTCGGGTTTGATCTATACAAGAAAGAAAGAGTTAGAGTTGCAGGAGTTGATACGCCAGAGAAAAGGACGAAAAATTTAGAGGAGAAGGCACTTGGAATCGACGCAACCAACTGGCTCAAAGAGAAATTGGAAAGCACTATTGCTGGTGACGATGAGTTGTCTGTTAGGACTGAACTTGTTGGTGGCGTCGGCAAATATGGTCGTCTTCTTGGTTGGTTATACATTGGGGACGAGTCAGTGTCCCTTAACGAGCAAATGATTGAGTTTGGGTATGCCCTTGCCTATGATGGTGGCACCAAAGATATGAACCTTGAAGCACTAAAAGAAATTCGTAGATCACATGGAACATTAGTAGAATGAAAAATGATTCCAGAAATACAATTAGACAACATTGATATTGGAATCGGACAAGTTAGTAATTTAATTATTAATGATACCCCCGATTGGTTAAAGACACCATCACATGCAGTGCCAATTTACCCACCCGTGACTACACAGGTGGGTGTTCCTATTGTTAATATTCCTGGATGCGTTGAATCTCACAGAGATAGTAGTGAGAATCAAACACTCAAAGAAGAAGATAAAGATGGTGTTCAAGTATTTTGTGATGCAGGAACTCCTAGTTATAACCCAATAGATTATGATCCACGTAGGTTAGAGATAACAACAGAGTCTCCTCCACCTCCACCAGTCGTCCCAAACACTCCAGAAGCACCAGAGACTCCTGCTACACCAACACCTCCTAGAACTGATGCTGCATTAGCAGAGTGTCCTACAAGAGAGCAGCAGTTAAAGAACCCTGTAGGAAAAGTATTACGAAACAATAAAAAGATTACTAGGTATGAGACAGTAGGAAAAGAATGTCTCCCTGTATTTGAGAATTTAAATATACCAGATCAGATTATTGCTAACCTACCATCACCAGGTGCTGTAACTGTTACCGCCTCAATTGCTGTAGTCGCGACGACCTCTGCACTGCTCGCAAAGCCTCTTGCTGATCTTTTGTTAAAGGTTGTGAAACCGACTGTGAAGAAGGTAATGAAGAAGATTGCGACCTTACGGGGTAAGACGCCCCCTGTATTGTCTGCGACTGAGAGGAAGGCGGCACAACGGGATCGGAATCGGGCGATAAAGGTGTTACGTTCGGCACTGAAACCGAAGGGATAGAATGTCTATGTTGCATGACGGTATTGACATTTTGTACTACAACGTCTGCACATATTTTATAATAAGGACTTCTGGGATGAAAAGAAATTCCTCTCTGCATTAATTCACCACAATTCTTAAGTCTGGCAATCTCAAAGTCCAATCTCTTATTAGCAATCATTTGTTGCTGCATTTGGATTTGAGTATCTGCTGCTGTCTTACAACGTTCTTGTAGTCCACCATCAAGTGGAAAAGAAAGTGTTGCTGACAATCCAATACTAGTACTGTAGTTTTTTGTATCTCCGGTTCTTACCGGTTTATCCCACAATTTCCGTCCTGGATTATCAGGAACACCATCTCCTGTCATTTCCATAATAGTGATAGGCATGTTTTCACCATCTTCATAGGCACGAACAGTTTCACCATCTTCATTGACATAAGTTTTGTCATTATAATGTTCTGACCATGGCCAGTTTTTTACATTCTTTTGAACTTCTACTAACTGACCTTCAAAATCTCTGTTGTCATACTGAGGTTCGTAGTAATGTGTCTCAAATGGATCTTTCTCATTACGAGCATGAGTGATGAATGGTGTGATATTAGCAGTCGGTCCTTGACATGCGATACCACCACCATATTGATTGGTGATGTAGGGACCTTGTAAAACCTGAATAGCTTGGTTCGTCACTGAGCCAGAGCTATTCGCGATTGGGTTTGCTGTTGCACTTACACCACCCACATCCGCAGCGCGAGCAATACTAGGAGATAAAATGCAAAGCAGCATAATACCAGCAACGGATTTCTTTGTTCCATTTACTGACTGAAAATTGAGGTCGTATCGGTTATTGAAGTGACCTCCGTAACTCTTTGGATCACAGTTTGGTTTGTCACTCCTGGTCCCATGTAGGTCTGAGTGAACTGGAATGCTGCTCCTGGTTCTGCGATTGTGAAACTCTGTCCATTTAAATCGAGACCAGAGTTGGCACTTGTTACTTGCCCCTCTGTTCCTCCTAATGGATTCACTATCACTGAGTTTGTTGTTGGGTTGGGACTTAGAGATTGTCCCCCGTTGGTCACGTTTGTACCCGATACTGAATATTGCCATCCTGTTGCATAGTCTATAGAGTTAATCGTTTCAGTCACCTTGGAGGTTGTCTCGGTGTGGCTCGTCATGCTTCCCTGAGTGAAGTTTGGAACCACGGGGACCGCCAGGGCAGCGGCAGGAATAAGACTTACTCCCACCGCAGACATCACAGTATATATGATTGTCTTTCCAGAAGTCATGATCTCTGACCTCCATTTATTTAGTGTATAATTGAGAGTTCACTAACAAATTGTCCGGTAGCATTCGTACCAGCACCACCAGCAGTTAAAGTAATAGCACCAGTAGTAGAAAGAGTACCAGCTAGAGATCCAGCTACACCCGCAGATGTAGATGTAATGTTACCAAAGTTTGCAACATCACCAACAGTGACTGCACTAGTTGGAATTGCATCAGCCTGTGTGTAAGACTGAGAGAAACTAAAAGCATTTCCCGCAGTATTTTGAGTGGCAGCAATTGTACCTGGAGATAATACTCCACTGGTGATTGTGCCTGTTGAGATTGTATTAACTGTTGTTCCGTCAGTAGTATCTACACCATTGCCTGAAATTGAGTATGTACTACCCAGTCTTGTGACGTTAGTAGCAGCTGCATCAACGGTTAATTGAACACTAGAAGATAGTTTATGTGTAAGAGCACCTGCATTTGCGGAAGATGCTGTCATCAGTAACATTATGAAAGGTAGAAACCGTTTCATAGATAAACCGATAAGGGTATGTATACTTATTTAGAGATTGATAATTTTATGAGAATGTTTTTGTATCTTGACACATTACTGATATATCATTAGAATTGGTTTGTTAGGTTTGGATGAGATCTTTTAGATAAATATTTAAAAGCTAAAGATATGTAAGAATGAATTTATATACTAAGGCACTTAAACATATTGATATTAATCGTGTTAAAGAACTGCACGAAGAAAAAATAGAAAGAAAAATAATTGCTGATGAAATCAGAGAGCAGATTAGAGAAGAACTGAGAAATATTAATAGCCCAGAGTTTTCTAACTGGAGGTATGATATTGATGAAGGTATGACTACTTCTGATGTATTTTCTACAACTCTTCCTTCTCAAGGTGATGTTTCTCTTGCTGACATTACTAGTCCGATACTTCCTGGTAGCAGTCCAGGCGGCAGTCAGAATGGAAATACTTATATTGCTGGGCCCCCTTCTGGAGGAGGATCGGGAGATGAAGTAAATGGTGGATTTATTATTAATGTTAACTCATACGAGTATGATACTATCGTATTTGATTTGACGGCAGGCAACATCAATAAATTTGACATATTCGTAGGCAACAACATTTATGACCTATCAATATCTTCTGGAAGAAAGGTAGTAACACTTAATAAATCTGACATGAAAAAAAGTATTGATGTTGTATTTTCATTCTATAATTATAGTGGTGCTGATTATGGCACAAATACAATTAGTAATTTATCATTCCAAAGAAGAACTCCAGTAAATGTCGTTGTTTCTCTTGATAGTCCAGAGGCAACAGCATTCATTAGAACTGATCCTGTAATGAAAGGTCTTTCTGCAGAAGACAGGAAAAAGAAATTGCTGGATATGTTGGATGCAGGTGATGAGTATTTGTTAAAGTATCTTGGTATGACTGGTAGTAAGGCAAGACCTTCTGATACTACTATGCCAGATAGTTGGGAGCAAGCATCAGGTAATCCTGAAACAGGTGGTCAACCAGGATATCATAGTCCTGGTAGTACTAGCCCATCTGGTGCTGCGAGGTCTGATAAAAATATGAGATGGGATCCTCATATGAAAGATTGGGCTCCAAATATAAATCTTCCCAAAAAAGTAGATGCTGGTGGTGATGATACTCAGGTTGCTCAGGTGTCACCTGCTGGGGAGAGTCAAATTGACAATATGCTTCTTAGAGGTTTGCAGAGAGGGGACTATGGAACTGGACCCGACATTCAAAGACAAATTGATAGGTTGAAAAAAAATATGAGAAATAACGCACCTGGTGGTGGTGGTTTTGAACTTGCTCATTACGAACCAGAAGGAGAAGTTCTTTCAGAGAAGAAGAGACTCAAGTCTGTAAAAGATATTACCAGCAAAATTCCTGGATACTATGATGGTAAACCAGCACCACTTGGTTTCCCAATGAGTCCACCACCAAAGACTATCAATGGATTCCATCCTGATCTGGTTGATGGTAAAAAGATTGCAAATAGATTTAATCGTTTAGATCCTCAGAGTGCCAAGGCAATGCCACCAACGGGCAACCCCCATATTGATAAAAAAGTTAGAGCAGCAGCAAAGAAACCAAAATAGGGGGTTGACGGATCCCCTCAAATGGGTTATTATAAATAAGTCAGCAAGTTAAGGAACCAACACATTCCTTAACAAGTCGTAACACCCCTTAAACCAAGACCTCTAGGGTGTATAAACACGTCTTTCATATCCTTGCCTTAGGGTGGCGAGGAAATAGTAACTCCACCATTCCCTGATGGTCTTACTTTTTTGTTTAAAACAATGGCTAACGCTACACTTCAACAACAAC